AAAGCGTTTCGGGTAGTACCTTCAAAACTCGCAGGATCGACACCTGCCTTCTTCGCATCGTTGATGAGTACGGCATCCATCACCTTGCCGACAGGGTGCAGAATCGTTTGAACACGACTCACAGCCGCTTTCCCCGCATCACTTCGAGGTTCATATTGTGTCGACTGTTCAATGCGGGCTTTCACATCTTCAGACGTGCCGTCACCAAGGCGACCACGCGGTAATCCCATAGCATCGGTCACGCCCGCCGCCATGCCGCCGACCTCCCCGAGTGTCTTGCCGAGAACGCCGGAACCCATCTGCAAAGCAGTCTCACCTATTCCCTGCGCTTGCTTGATCGGGTTGAAGTAGTCGAGTGTCTTTTGCAATAGAGGATGCTTCTGGGAGAACGACTGTGTGTCGTCGATTTCCCAAGGCACTTTCTTTGCCGCAGGTACAGTGTCGTCAATTTCCCAAGGAACAGTCGCCATGATTATTCAACCGTGTAAGAAGTTTTCAGTTTCGGGTCTTTGCCGGGGATGAGTACATACTTCGGTTCCTTTGCACCAGTCGACTTCGGCAACGCTCCTGCATTACCTGTGTTACCACCACCACGCCGCTTGATGTAGTCACCTGCCTCGCCATAATACTTGAGCTTTTCAACACCCTCTGCTTTCAGTGCCGATGCTAGTTGGTCCCATGTCTCGGGAGTCATGTGCATACCTGCCCACTTCTTAGCTTCCTCCTGTGCCGCTACATTCAACTGTGCCACACTCGCCTGACCACCAGATCGGAGTTTTGCCGCTTCCATCACGGCTCCCCCCATGTGATAAAACAATGGGGAAAACGCAGGATCGCCTGTCCAAGTCTGCACGTTATCTACGATAGCGTTGAGCACCGGGCTGATGTCACGACCACCCATCTTTTTCATAAGTTGAGATGTCTGATCGACGTTGTAGTTCAACTGTTTGACGATGGGGATGGTGGCCCCTTCCATCTTCGTTATTTGACCAAGAGATGACTTATCGGCACCGAACCCAAGACTACGCGCCGCCAACTCACCGCCCGCATCAGCGGCAGTCATTCCGGGAGTCTGATCTTGAATCAGCTTGATTGCGCCAGCACGAATTTTTGAACGATTCTCTGCTGCACCCTTGCCCATGCCCGGAGCGATTTGGTTGAGTGGCTGACCTGCCGCGTGTTGTGCTGCCGCCGATGCGATCTCGTCATTCGGCATCACAACAGTTGTGTTTCCCGACTGTGTTTTGGTCTTGCCGATTGCACCAAGATCAGTTTTAACAAACCCACCCTTACCGTCTGGTACGACAGCGGTTGTTCTGCCAGCATCGTTCGTTTCAAAATGATTTGTCGGTGTGGGTGGTGCAGCAGGTGTGGGCTTTCCGATTATGTTTCCTTGAGCGTCTTGTAGGACATGATTCGGCCCCATGCTGTAACGCTTGTCAGCTTCCTCGCGGGCCTTCTTCAATCCTTCAAACGCGAGCATTGCCCGTTTCTCGTTACCGGGAATGACAAGCCCTTCACCAGCATACTTCACACCTTCAGCATAAGTTGGTGGTTGTGCGGGAACAGCCGCGACTGGTGAAGTGCCAGTCGGGTTTTCGCCTGTGATCGGATCGGGTGCTTGCATCGCAAAACGCCCCTCAACAGCCGGAGTTCCTTGCGGAGCATTATTCATCCATTCACGTGTCTTACTCAACACACCTGTTTGGTAATCCTGCTCTGCCTGATTCGCCTGACGCTCGGCGTTCCCGGCGAAGAACTTATCCATCATGCCAGCACCGTACTCAAACGGCGATGGTGCGACATATCGCTTGCCAACCATCTGTCCTTCAGGGGCCTTCTGAGCCGCCGCCTGTTGGCGCAGGTAGTCAGCCATCTTGCGCTGTTGCGCGATAGCCGCCGCCTGTGCCGTGAAGTCCGGCATCACGTTCGGGTCGAACATTACTGGGTTAGCCATATCGTTCCCCTTATCTCTTTCCAGCGTTGAACGAGGTCGGCATACCAGCACCCAACCATGAGCCGCCCATCCCCATCAGACCCTTGGTGATTCCGGCTGTTTGAGCATTCTTGGCATTGACCGCATCGACCTGTGCTTGATAGGTGTCTTTACCTGCCCCGTATATGTCAGCCGCATTGTAACCAGTGCCACCCATGAAGCTAGGCATTTGTGGGTTGGTCACATCCGTACCCTGTGTGAACTGTTGGTAGTCCTGCATCGGGCTGTTGCGGAGTGCTGTGAGTTCAGCAATCTGCTGTTGCCGCTGTTGTCCCGACAATCCAGCCATAGCACCTTGTTGTGCAAACTGTTGATCGCCAATCGCCATGTTCTGATTGCGTTGGTCCATGTTCTGAGCACGTTGAGCCATCTCCATCTGACGCTGATTCTGCTCAAGGCCGGAGTTGTAGCTTGCTTCACCAAGACCTGCGGCCCTGCGACGATCTTCAAGCCCAGTGTTGAACTGTGCCTCGCCCAAACCTGCGGCACGTTGCGCGAGTTCTTGGGCCGTGTTCTGACCCGCGATGCCCACGTTCTGACCACGTTGGGCCAACTGTCGGGAGAACCCTTTAGCATGCTCATCAGCACCCGCGAGGACCGCTTGCATCTGTGCATCGTTCTCGGTACGCGACTGTCTCTGGTCGGCATTGTTGAACGCCTCAGAACCCTCGTAGATGCCTTGGTTGCGGAGCCGTTGAATCTCAGCATTCCTACGCTTCTGAAGGTCAGGCCCCATGCGCGACATGATGGCATCTTCGTATTCCTTGTTGCCCTCGAAGCCCGCGTTCATCTGCCCGACATCCATGTTCTGATCGCCAAAGGCTTTCTGCTGCCACGGACCACCCTCAAAGCCGCCAGTCTGATAGCCGCCGGGGTTATAAGCACCGTTCTGCCAAGCGTCCATCTCGTAGTCGCCAGTCGGAGCCTGTTGGTAGACCTTGCTCATGTCGTACCCGGTCATCGGGGTAGCACTTGAGTAGTCAAGTGGGTTGCCCATTGCATCGCGAGCACGACCCATCAGACCACCGGCAATGTCCAACTGTTGTCCCTCAAGCGCACGACCCTTATCCAACTGTGCTTGATCAGCAGGGTTCAGCGTTTGAGTCTGCGTCCAGTTGCCGTTCTGATTCTGCCAAGTCGTACTGCCCCAAGGAGTAATCTGATTCGGACGGTCAGCAATAGTCTGCTCATTCGCCGCCGCCTTGCTCAACGCCGCCTGTTGGATAGCCAGTGCGTTGTAATCTGGTGGTGGTGGTGCTTTTTTCTTCTTACCCACGATTCATCCCTCCCCGTAACTGTTGAATCATCTGCATCATTCTTTGTCTATTCGCCTGTGGGGGCGGTGCTTGAAACGTATCGCCCCCGTATGGGTCCATCAGCATAGCCGCATTTGGAGGCGGCATACCCATTCGACCCATCTGGAACTTCGGATTCATCTGACCCATACGCCCGTAAGCATTACCCTGCGCCTGTGGCGGCATCATTGGTGGTTGTCCGTACTGACGAGGGGGAGCGAATCCTCCTTGACCAGACGGAGTCATCATCTGTGGTGGAGGTGCTTGCCCGCCCGCAGATGGTTGCATCGGCATTTGCTGTGGTGGGGGTGCGCCCATCTCTGGATACCCCGGCTTCGCCATCCCGCCCTTTTTCTTACCCATTTTGTCCTCCTATAAAACGACAGTGCTCAGGGCGAAGGACATACATGATGCCATCACCGTCCTCGAAATAGTCCTCAATCCACGCTTCGATCTTGAAGCCCACATGCTCATCCAACTGTTGCGCTTTCTTGTTCGCACTCGACACCATCGCCCGGATAGCCTTCACCTTCAGATGATTAAACGGATAGTCGAATATCGCCCGATACCATGAGCGCGATAACTTGGTCGGACAGTCGATGCGAGAGTACATCGAAACGCTCGGCCCGGTGTAGTTGTCGTACATTACAGCCGCGACGAGTTCCCCATCACGTTGCCAGCCGATAGCTTGACAGGTCTTGTCCCAATGGCATCCGGCCTTCTCGCAGACCCACCTTCCGACTGTTTCGCCTGTGACTATCACAACAAGCCACCTTTCTTCAGCGAGTAGTCGGTGCTAATCCATGTCAGCGCAGATGTCGTTTGCGCCGAGATGGAGATGGACACGGCATTACCTACGCCCTGCGCGTGTATCCAAGTGGAGTAACCTTCGAGTGTCGTTGAGGTCCATAACCCCTCATCCCATATCGCAGAGTTCCACACCGATAACTCACCATTGGCGAACTGTGTCGAGGCGACGAGGGGAGAGATAGCGAAGTCATACTCGACCTTAGTGCTGTACTCGATACCAGCAGGATTGTTGGTCGTGAAGTTCAGCCGATACAGTCCCAACTGTTTCTGCAACGCGGGACCATCGAAGTAGTTATAGGATTGCTGAACAGCCGAGTTAATGGCAACACCGTTGGCATCAGTCATGTCGAGGTTATCGACGTTACCGTACCACGCTTGCATCACCTTACCGTCAGATGTGCCAAACATGACTTGGTTCTCGTACAACTTCCAGCACTGGGCATCCATGCCTTGAAATGTCGTCCAAGGTTGCCCCGGTGCAAGGTCGTTGGCACAGACTTGGATGGGGCCAACTGTTGTCACTGAGGGGACGTTCACCATCAGCATGTTGATGTTGGGCCAGTAGTTGACGCTCCACCCCTCGAGTAGTGCAAGTGCTTGCGCGTTCTCGGACAGGAGATACTGAATCTTCTCGGTTTTGAGCAGGGCGTTGTCCTTGACCTTGGTGCTAACGAGCATCGCTGACATCGAGATAAGTCCCCGGTCAGTCATCGCCACCAAGTCACCCGCCATCTTCACCAATGCCCTGCGGCCTATGACGGGAGCACCGATGTAATAGACACCCACCAACTGCCATGTAAGGTCGTCGGACGGGTCAGTGCCTTGATACACCACAGCATCGCCCCGCGAACTTACGGCAACGAGGTGATCTTCGGCCCCGTTACCATCATCAATGGTCCATGTCGTAAGTTGTGCGAGGTAGCCTCCATGTGGGAACAGAGGGCCGAAGTCAAAGGCTACAAAAGTTCCTTGTATTGCCCCGACAGGGAGATACCAACCCTTCGAGGAATTCACCTGCGCTGCCCACAGTCGCCCTTGATGGACTGTGACCTCAATGGCATCCTGTGGGTCTAATCCAAACCATGTATGGGGAACAATACCGTCGCCAGCAACAAGACGATGAACCCCAGTGTCATTGTAAAGAATACCGTCATCGACACCATTCACAGCGATGAGATGATTGCCGCCCACATTCGACTGTTGGACTGTTTGCCAGTGCGAGTTGGTCAGCCCGAACAGCATCGGCGGGGGAACAGGTGCTCTTGACGAAGCATCGAACATATAGGGACCAGACCATGCGAACAGTTTGGATACACCTGATTCAGCATTCCACGATGCGAGGGTATTCACCGAGTCGCCAAGGTTCGTCATCCAGTCCCGCGTACCCTTGCGAACACTCAATCCATACGGTTGAGGCCACCAGTTCCGCATGATGGGGGCATCCATCGGCGGCATATTCGCCAAGTTGTCAAAAGCGTTCAGCCCACCAGTCGGGCTAGGAATGGTTTTGACGATGTTACTGGCAGGGTTGGGGGTCATCCAAGGCATTACGGTTGTCCTGTGTTCCACGACCCGTCAGGGACGCTCCAAGGACCTAAGAACTGTCCTGTGTTCTGCGGAGCCATGCTGAGAACGGGTGCGCCCGTGTCTTTGCCCGTCAGTGAGTTGAATATCCGCATGAAGTCGGACTCGACACCAGAGGTTTCAAACCCTTTGAGTTGATACCATTTCAGCTTGAGGTACTTGTTGATGAGCCAAGGTTCGTACTGAATGATGTCGGTGTTCGCCACCACCATGTCAGCCGGAACGATTGGATTGGGGTCGCCTGTGAGCACCCAGTTACGGACAATGTACTCCTGCGCTATCTCGTACTGAGATGGCGAGGTGGTAGTCGAGGGGACGGGCCAGAGTTTGAACTTGTTGTCGTCGATGCGGAAGCGGAGCCGGGGAGCCGCCGCCAACAGTCCACCCTTGAGCCATGCCCACTCTTGCGCTGTTTTCGGCCCGATGAGAGGCCAGTGGTCAGTCCTGTCCCACTGCGTCTGGTCGAGGGGGTAGTTCCAGTCAGCGGGAAGGTCGTATTCACCTTGGTCGATAACTGTGTCGAATACCCATTCCTTGCGGAACTGTTGCCAAGGGTAATACAGCAGGAGTTCATTACCCGCTGAATTCAACAGGGACCGCAACTGAACCGTTTGGAGGTCAGACGACGATGCTACATCTGTCGTCTGTGGCAATCCTAATTCGCCCGATACCTGCTTCAATACCTCCAAAGCAGTCCAGTATTGCATGATGTCTCCTTACTTGTGTTTGGCCTTCGTCAGTTCGTCCACCTTCGCCATGAGTGCGCGAATCTGGTCGCCTTGAATCTTCAACTGTTCGTCCCGCTGTTCCAACTCAGCTTGTAACTTCAAGGCCGGAGCCGCACCAGTCGCCGCGTCAAGGAACGCTTGAACTCGCGCCTTCAACTGGTGGTGGCCCATGAACTTCTGCGACACGTTATCGGGCATATTCACCAACTGTTCAGCGGTAACACAGCTAACAGCCTTGAACTCAGCGACTTGGCTCTTGGTCATCCAAGGGATTTCGGACAACGGCGTACCGGAAACAGTTTGCTCCTGATTGGACTTGTACTGTCTCCACTTGTCTGCAAACCGCACTTGGTACTCCGGCGTTGCTTCGGTAACGAAGGTGTCGCGGGAACCCGGTGCGAGAATCTTGATGTGGTCGATGTCGTCGTAGATCGGACGACCTGCTTCGATGGTCTTGCTTTCGTTCTTGAT